GATAGAATTAGTGGAGTAGTTCCACAAGTTAGAACAGACAATGACTGTCTAGGTATTTTAAAATCTATATATGTTTCAGTCTTCTAGCATGCTATAATATTAATAGGAGCAAGCATGGCATTTCCAGCAACTTATAACTTTAGTTATTACAAGGGCGATACCCTTGAGTTTAGGGCATACCCAAAAGACACATCTGGCCTACCATTTAGTCTAGAGGGGTACGACGTATCTTTTACAATCTCTACTGCTAGAGGTTCAGAAGGTTTGGCAAATCAGGTGCCTGCTTTTGCAGAGATTATCGACAATGCAAGTATTCTTTGTGCAATTAGGCCAGAGGATAGCCTAGAGCTTCCAAGTGCATCTTCGTACGTGTATGACGTAGAAATTAGGAAGCCAGGGGCAACTCCTTACCCTCTAGTGTATACAATCCTAACTGGAACAATTACAGTTGAAGATCAGGTAACAGACATTCAGGTTTCTCTTCCAGAAGGACCTACTAACCTAGTAGTTACAGAAGATGGCGGTGTTGTGACAATCAACTGGGATGCACCAGAAACTGGTGACCAGCCAACGTCGTACAATGTTTATGGAAAGTCAGACGCACTTGGACTAACTACCTATGTTCTTATTTCAAATGTCCCAGCACCAGCTACGATTTATGAGCTTTCCTCAGTAATGGGCATTCCTCTTACCCCTGGCGTTCAATATGAGGTCAAGGTAACTTCTGTAAACTCTGCAGGAGAGAATTCTGATGACTTCGTTACTGATGAAATTACGGTGGCACTATAATGACTAATCCATCAGTAGGCTCTATAGATATCTCTGTTTTGGGTGGGCCATCCACAGTAAACCTTGACGTAGACTTTGGACCTACTGGTGTTAGGGGTAGCAGAATCTTTGGTGTATCGGCAGATCCTAGACTATCTACAACACCAAAGCCACTAGAAGTGATGAATTATGATCTAGGGATTGTGATTACCCCTTCGGCACCAGACTATCTATCTGTTTATCAAAAAACAGGGACTTCTCCAGAAGACTGGGAAGCTTTTGCTGCACTCTACCCAAACTTTTATGCAGATAAAAAAACTGTTTCATTTAATTCACAAGGTGTGGGAACTTTTACTATCGTAGCTTCCAGCGTTTTTACTGTAGCTGTTTACCTTGTAGAAATGTTTAACGTTTTTTACCAAATAGAAAACTCAAATCCAATTGCTTCCTCTATGACAATGACACTAGGTCAAAGTGGAAACCAGCAGGTGCTTACTGTTTCGATTAAAGCAATAGAGTACAATGGAACATCCTGGTCTGCCCTTCAGGGAGATAAAACAGTTCACGTATTCTCTACGGTGGTTTAAGGGAGGGTATCATGTCAGAAGAAATTGGTTCAATTTTTCCAACTCAGGTGCCAGAGTATACAGAGGCTGCAGATATTCGTAAAGCATTTAATCTGTATCACTACGGTTCTCAGGATGCACCAACTCAGTCATCTCAGATCATAAGAAACTCTATAGCTGGAGAGTTTAACTATATTAATAACAGGCTTACTACCCTAGAGTCATCTGGATCTGAAATTTCTCAGTTGCTAGTTAGTCAATCGCTAAATGACATTGTGCAGACTGGAACATATCACAGCGTGGAATCCCCAACCGCACTGCTGAACTATCCAACAACAACTTCTGGGATATTGTTTGTGTATAGGCACACAGTAGGAATCAACACTTTTGTGTATCAAAACTATCAGACAAATCACACGACAACAAACTTCTACTGGAGAGCTGGATATCTTTCTGGAACGTCGTACGTATGGGCAAGCTGGTCATTGGCTTCAAAGGATGGACATACTCACAATGAATATGTAAGCACAACTACTCTTAACAACAGAGTGTCATCATCTCTTACCCCATCTAGAGCTGCAATAGTTGATTCAACTGGTAAGGTTTCGTCGTCTTCTAGCATTTCTGAACTTGAGTTAAATCAGCTAGACGGAATTTCTACAAGCATGACAATTCAGGCACAGCTAAGTGACAAGGCCCCACTGGTGCATAACCATGATGATTTATACCACAAAATTGGTGTGCAGCCAAAGATATTTGTAACTAGCCAAGAGCCATCAGGAGCTTCCGTAGGCGATCTTTGGATTTACTAGGGGTAAATAGATGCCATATTTTTATTGGAAAAATGAAGCAGATATTTACAGGGCAACAGGATATTCTGATGCAAGCCCAAGGAACACTATAACGATTCCCCTAGGTAGGCAATCGTATTTGCTTTCTACTGGTGGCACTAATAATCCAATATGGATTCAGCAAGCAAAAATGTATCTTGCTGGTAGAGGTGGAACAAGAACTGCTTCGATAGTAATTGGAAATTCAACAACCTCGTCATTTTCTTTGGCTAATGCTGGAACGTCTGGATCAGCAACAGATACAGGATGGAAAGACACGGATTATAAATATTCTGGAACATCTGCAGCATCTATTTCTGTTGGATACAACACAAATGGAAGTACCTTTTTTGGAAGATATGGAACAACAGCTGACACCACTACACTGTGGGGAAGATGTTTTTATAGCCAGGTTCCAACCGCCCCTACGTCAGTATCAGCCTCATCGCCTTCAGCAAATACACTAAGAGTGTCCTGGTCTGTACCAAGCGATGATGGTGGCCTGTCAGTATCTGGATACTACGTTCAAATATCAACATCTTCATCATTTAGCACAATAGCTAGCTTTGAAGAAAAGCCTTCGTCAGCATCATCTCACGACTTCTCTGGCCTGTCAGCAGGTACAACTTATTATGCAAGAGTGTTTGCCTATAATGACACATATTATGTTTTCCAAAATTACCCAATGTCTGTAGCTTCTCAGACTGCGTCTGCAGTCATATCGGCACCACCAGAGCCTGTATGGACTACAGACTCTACTTTGACAACAGCACAGATAAACTCTGCATACTCTACAACAGTTACTGCTACAAATACAGACAGCTATTCAAAAGTTAGCGGAGATTCTTGGCTATCAGTTTCGTCAAGTGGAACAGTATCTGGAACTGCACCATCTAGTGTTGGCACAGCATCAATAACAGTTAGAGCAACAGGTTCAGGTGGATCTGTTGATAGGGCGTTTTCAGTGCCAATAGATGGCCCTGCACCTAGCTGGAACACATCGTCACCATTGACATCAGTGGCTATTAGCACTTACTATTCTTTGCAACTTTCTGCGACTAACGCAACGTCTTACCAAAAACTTTCTGGGGGATCAAACGACTCTTGGATATCAGTATCGTCTAGCGGACTAATAACTGGAACGTCGCCATCTTCAGCTTCATCTGTTTCATTTACCGTTAGAGCAACTGGTAACGGCAAAAATACAGATAAAACATTTTCCCTTGATGTAACTCAGCCATCACCATCGTGGGTTACAGGAACTAGCCTTCCTGCTGCTCAACAATCTGTTGCATATTCAACGAATGTATCTGCATCATACACATCATCATATTCAAAGGTTAGCGGAGATTCTTGGATATCAGTTTCATCGAGTGGTACTGTTTCTGGAACACCAACATCTTCTGGAACGGCATCAGTGACGATTAGGGCCACAGGTCCAACAGGACTAACTTCTGATAGATCATTTACTATATCTGTTGCATCAGCACCAGTTCCAGTTTGGGTAACAACGTCTCCTCTTCCAAATGTGGTAGTAGGTTCTGCATACAATACTTCAGTTTCTGCTACAAATACTCAGACGTACTCCAAGCTTTCTGGCGGTACTAATGATGCATGGGTTAGTGTGCTCTCAACTGGTCAAGTATATGGTGCTCCACCAACAATAGGAACTACCATAGTCAAGATTAGAGCAACATCGTCACTCGGACAGACATCGGATAAAGATTTTTCTATTAGCGTGACAGCTCCACTGCCAGCATGGACAACAAACCAAACTCTTATTGGTGGAAAGGCTAATGCACCATATTCTGCTACTGTCTCTGCATCTAATACAGACTCCTACGCTATTTCTGGAACAAAGCCATCATGGATATCTCTGAATACCTCTACTGGCTTGCTGTCTGGAACACCAACTGAAGAAGGGTCGTATTCAGTTACAGTCGTTCCAACTGGTCCAGGTGGTGTAGGTCCATCTAGAACATTCTCTATTTCAATATCATCAGCATCTCCAGTATGGGTAGACTCTCAGCTTCAAAATGCTTCTGGAGTTTTGAATGTTCAATACTCTGATGGATTTTCGGCTTCTAACGTTGTCTCGTCAAGTGGGTATCTAATTACAGGTCTTCCTACTGGAATAACTTATAACTCTACAACTGGTGCCATATCTGGATATCCAACACAAACAGGTCAGTTCAATGTTCAGGTCACAGCATTTGGATTAGATGGGACAAACATAACATCTTCTTCAATATTGAATATATACTATCCTGGAGAAAGAAAGACTATTTCTGGATCATTCAGTAGTATTGCTACCATGCAGAGATTTAATGGAACAAGCTGGGTCCCAGTGCAGTTTGTAAAAAGAAAAACAGCTTCTGGCTGGGAGAATGCCTCTAACTAGGAAAGTCAGAAATTATTCTTAATGCACTATCCTCTGTAGACCAGGCAGACCAGTTGTTGCCACCATTCGACATTTGATATGCAATTTTTGCATTAATCAATGGGTCAAATAAATCCTTTTCAGAGTCGAGGTTATATTTGTTTACTCTGTTTACCCCTAAAGATCCAGACATATTTATCTGAAAAAGTCCATAACAGTCGCTAGACTTATTATATGCCATTGGTCTTCTAGTTGATTCTTTTACAGCAATAGCCCATGCATACTTCAGGGCATAGCCAGAAAATCCAGCTTGCTTTAGTATGGAAATTAGTTCAGCGTCAGACAGCATTGTCTTAGCTGTAAAGGGTGCCTTTACAATCTTGTACTGACCACGATCAAAACTTACCTCTTGAGTAGCAGGCACATAAAGTGTTTGATTTGGAAGATCAGCAGGCTGCCCCACAATGCTAGAAGCAGTTAGTGAGACAACCATGCTGATTGATCCTAGTAGTATGTTTGTGTTCATTAGTTCTCAATTACTCTAATAAAGCTAATTTCACTTTTAGAAAACCAGCTATCCGTTAGTTTGATTGTTTCTGTTCTTGTTCCTGGCTTTCTGGCATGTACTACTTTACCATCACCAATATAAATACCAACATGGTAGTATTTTTCAGAATTCAAATGCTTAAAAGCTACAATATCTCCAGGCTTTGGCTCAGACACATGGTTGCCTGCATATTTTGCCTGCTTGGATGCAGAGTGGTCAATCTCAATTCCCAGTCCAGCATAAAACCATCTGGTCAGCCCAGAGCAGTCCCATCCAGCAGTAGAAGAGCCACTAAAAACATATGGAGTTCTTCCAACATGCTTCATAAGTTCGCTTATGCGACTTTTGATTGCAGCAGTATTTTTTTCTTTAGCAATCTGCTTTGCTAGTTTAGCAAGATCTATTTCTCGCTGCTTGTTTGTTGCTATAACTTGTTCTAGTATTCTCTGTTGTTTGATGTTTGTATTAACGCTTTTGGCGTTATGTCGGTCATCTCCGACGGCAGTTAATGGTGAACAGCTAACAACTAACAGTCCAATAATTCCTAGTATTGCAATCTTTTTCAAGTTGCACCTCCTAAAGCAAAAAGCACCTTTTTTAAGGGTGCCGTTCGGTTGTTCTAATAGTTTACCACGTTTTTCAATAAAAATCAAACATAATACTGTGTTATAATTAGACCATGGCAACGCTAAGAGGATCAGCCTCATCTTATGATATTGGTAATATTCCACCAAGAATTAACTGGACTATTGTCCGTGGTGACACTGCTTCATTCAGGGTATATGTCACAGATGACAACAAAGAGCCACTGAATATTCCAGATTGGAGCATTGCCATGGAGATCAAGCGTCCTAATCTGGCTGCAAACCTTGGAAAGATTACCGACGATGCCACGTTGGTGTTGTCACTACAGCCAGCAGCAGACAGCGACGACGAAGCTGGAGAATTTACTGTTTCTCTAACAGCAGCCGAATCTGCCATCCTGGAAACAGGCGATATCTTTGACATTGAACTATCGTTGCCACAGGACGAATTGGTTTGGACAGTTGCTCAGGGTAGCGTAACTATTCTTGAGGACGTAACTGCATAATGGCTTCAGTAAAAATTATTGAAGATTCAAAAAGAAAAGCAAAGTCATTTAAAGCTATCGATTATGGCATTATAAATGTTGGAAAGCGTGGCTGGACATCTGTAATTGTAGAAGAAGACATTCCTTTTAGAGTGCGTTTTACAAACATTCAAATTCCTGGATATGGCCCAAACAATATTCCTGGAATTGGTGTTCAGGTAATTGGTTACAGCAACTACATCCTTTAATCTTTAAAAATCCTGGTATACTTTATACATGGCCAGAGTATCTATTCCTTACGTTAAGTCACGCTATGAAACAGGTGACCGCCCTTCGCAAGAAGACTATGAAGATCTAATTGATACCGTTGCTGCCCAGTCAACTGACCTGGGTACCTTCGGAAATAATGAGAATACCGTAAATGGTATTGAGAACCCAACAGTACTGGATAGCTTTGATGCTACTGTATGGAGAATGGTAAAGTACATCATTTCTCTGTCAAAGACTTCTCAGGGAGATAACTACTTCTACGCCACAGAGTTGACCGTATTGATTGATGGAGAGGATGTCTCTGTATCGGAATACGGCACAATAGACAACGATGGGAATATGGGAACCATAGCTGTCTCTAGGACTGGAAACACTGTAGCACTTACAGTTACCCCAGATTCAGTCATTAAGCCTGTCACCGCACGTTTTGCACGTATGGGACTAAAGGCATAAACAAGGAGATAACAAAATGGCAACAGTCGTAAAAGACTTTAAGATTAAGTCTGGCTTGGTTGTTGAGGGCACAAATGGTACCATCAACGGCTATGACATTCTTACAAAGAAAACAGCAGACCAGAACTACATTATTGGTCTGATTGGTGGCTCTGCTACCGCACTTGCTACCCCAGATACAGTAGTTCTTCGTGACAACAATGGTAGCTTTGCAGCTAACGTTGTTACAGCAGACCTAGTTGGTGATGTTACTGGTGACCTTACAGGTAACGTAACAGGTAACGTAACAGGTAACGTAACTGGCGATGTAACAGGTAACTTGACTGGTAACGTTACTGGTACAGTTTCTGACATCTCAAACCACAGCACAGATGATCTTGCAGAGGGTGAAGACAACCTTTACTTTACAGAGGCTCGTGCTCAGGACGCATTTGGTGCAGGAACAGGTATTGGCCTAAACGCTGGTACAATTTCTGTTGACCGCACTACAGTAGATGCTTGGTACGACGCTGCAGGCTCTGCAGCCACTGCTCTTGAAGATGCAAATGACTACACTGACGCTCGTGAAACAGCTATCACTAATGCCTACCAGTCTTACGCAAACCAGGCAGAGCTAGATGCTGTTGCAACTGCAGGTTCTTACACAGACGCTCGTGAGACTGCTATTACAACCGCTTACGAGGCATACGCTGATGCTGCTCAAGAAGCTGCAGAGGACTACGCAGACGGCAAGATTGACGATGCTACTACCACAACCAACAAGACATGGTCTTCTTACAAGATTGATGCTGAGATTGGTTCTGCAGTTGCTGGTCTAGTGGGTTCTGCTCCAGAAGTTCTAGATACAATTCAGGAGCTAGCAACAGCACTTGAAAATAACCCAGACATTATTGCTGATCTTGAGACTGTTGCAGCAGGAAAGCAGGGTACTCTTACAGCAGGTAATGGTATTGTCATAGATGAGGATAACCTAATCTATGTTCCAACCTCTATTGGTAGTGGTATTTCTGTAACCCCAAGCACTGTTGAAATTGATCGTGACGTAGTAGATGAGTGGTACGATGCAGCAGGTGCAGCTTCAGCAGCTCAGTCTGCAGCCCAGAGCTTCGCAACTTCTGCAGACACAACCTTATATGGAACTGTAACTGGTGATATTGCTACTGCAAAGCAGCAGGCCATTGATGCAGCAGCCACAGATGCTACTACTAAGGCTAACGCTGCTCAGTCAGCTGCAGAGGCTACTGCCTCAGCAGACGCTACTACTAAGGCGAATGCTGCACAGTCAGCTGCTGAAACATTTGCAACTAATGCTATCAATGCACTAGATACAGATGACATCGAAGAAGGGTTAAATAACCTGTACTACACAACTGGTCGTGCAAAGACTGATGCAGCTGCTCTGCTTGTTGGTGCAACCCTTACCAATATCCAGATTACTGGTGATGGAAATGGCCTAACAATTACCGCTGAAAACGGTGTTGCAGATTCTGATACTGATGACTTGCAGGAAGGTTCTAGTAACCTTTACTTCACAGATGAGCGAGCTGTAGATGCACTCCAGGGTACTGACTCAATGTTTACCACAGTAAGCATTGACGAGGTTGCTCTTCAGGTTGCTGCAACTCTGTCTGCTCCAACAGCAGGTATTCAGAATGCCTATGCCTGGGCTACTGCAGACTACCGTTCTGCAGAGTTCTTGGTAAAGGTTGCATATGGAACACACACAGAAATCTCTAAGGTTCTTCTAACTCTAGATACTTCTGGCAACATTGCAATTACTGAATACGGAATTGTTGGAACTAATGGTTCTGCATCGTCAATCTCTGCTTCTGTGGTAGATGACGAAGTAGTTCTAGAAGTAACTACAAACAACAACAACTCTACAGTTACCGTAGTTGGTACACTGCTAGTATAATTAAATAAAATCTGATAGGAGGAGTATCTAAATGAGCACATTTGACAAGGACTTCAAGGTCAAAAATGGCATCCAGGTAACTGGAGGTGGTACCTTTGGAGCACCAGTCACAGTTGCTACACCAACTGAGGACCTACACGCAGCAACTAAGGCATACGTTGATGCCTTGACTTCGGGTACCCCAGTTGGAGATACTCCTCCTTCAGATCCCGAAACTGGTAGTATTTGGTTTGATACTACCGTAGAAAGACTTAAGTTTTATTATGGGGAAGAATGGATTACTCTTGCAACAAGCAACGATTTCCAGCAGATTCCAGACCACATCCACGACACAGCTATCGATGGAACAGGAAGAATCGTAACCATATTCTGGGATGGTCAGTCATACGACAGCCCACAAATCAATGTATTGGATGGAGGAACACCGTCATCAACATCATGGGATGTTGTCTTTGACGGAGGTTTGGCTACCGATAACTTTAACTAAATAGCTGATATAATTGAATCAACGTGGTAAGAGCCCACTTATAGGAGAAAGTAAACATGGCAACTAGAATGCAGCAACGCCGAGGAACTGTGGCGGAATGGACAGCAGCAAACCCTGTTCTAGCAGCAGGTGAGATTGGTTTTGAGACTGACAGTGGTCAGTTTAAGATTGGTGATGGAACTAACCACTGGGCTGACCTGTCATATTTTAGAAACCTTGAGGACCTTGGCTTTAACGCAGAGGACTATGTTGAAGTTACCCTACTTGGAGAGCCTCTGGGTGTTGCTACTCTAGACGAAAACGGAAAGCTGTCGGCTGACCAGATTCCAAATATTGATGAAATTTCTCAGGACGCTATTGACGCAGCTTTGACAGCTGGAACAGGTATTAGCAAGACTTACAACGATGCATCAAACACCATTACTATTGCTGTGGATTCAACTATTGCTACAAAGACCTATGTGGACGATGCCATCTCTGGAGTCATCGACGGTGCCCCAACCGCACTGGATACTCTAAACGAACTAGCAGCTGCTCTCGGAGACGATGAAAACTATGCAGTATCTACAGTAAACTTTATCAACACCAAGGTAGACGAGCTTACAGAAGACATTGCAGATGCTATCACTACTGCCTCTGCTACAACCGATTCGGCAATCTCTACTCTGACTACTAATACAATTGTGCCAATTCAGTCAGATATCTCTACTCTTCAGGATCAGGTAGTTGACCTAGCTAGCGACAAGCAAGACAAGGTCTCTGGTGTGTCTGATGCTGAGATCGGATACCTTGCCAATGTAACATCTGATATTCAGGGACAGCTAGATGCTAAGGCTAATGGTTCTCACACACACATTCTTGGTGAAATAACAGACGTAACAGTGACTGCAGCAGAGGTAAACTCTCTAGTTGGAATCTCTGGCGATGTTCAGATTCTTCTGGATGGCAAGGCTGGGACAATTCACACACACAGTCTATCTGACATAACTGATGTTACTGCTACAGTTGCAGAAGTAAATGTTTTGGATGGCATCACAGCAACTACAGCTGAGCTAAACATTCTTGCTGGGGCAACAGTAACCGCTCTAGAACTAGATACCCTTTCTGGCGTAACATCAAGCATCCAGAATCAGCTAAACAATAAGGCTGGTACAACACACACGCACACCTTGGTAGACGTAACGGACGTTACTGCTACTGTAGCTGAGGTAAACTACCTATCTGGTGTTACCTCTGGAGTTCAGGGGCAGCTAGACGGAAAAGCAGATACCTCTCACTCACACGCTGTATCAGACCTAACTGGTGTTACTGTAGATGCTGCAGCTATTAACTCTTTGTCTGGAATCCAGAGCAATGTCCAGGATCAGCTAGACGGCAAGTCTGATGACTCACACACACACCTGCTAGAGGATGTAACTGATGTTACAGCTACTACTGCAGAGGTCAACTACCTATCTGGCGTTACATCTAGCGTTCAGGACCAAATAGACTCTAAGCAGGATGAAATCACTGGTGCTGCTACTAGCATTGTATCTTCAGACCTTACAGCCGACAGAGCACTTATTTCCGACGGAAGCGGAAAAGTTTGGGCATCTCTGATAACAAAGAGTGAGCTAGAAAAGCTTTCTGGAGTAACTTCTGGAATTCAGTCTCAGCTAGATGGAAAGTCTGCTATTGGCCACACGCACACCACAGCAGACATTGATGGACTCTCTGCTACAGCTACTGAGCTAAACCACTCTGTAGGGGTTACATCTTCTATTCAGACACAGCTAGATGGTAAGGCAGCATCAAGCCACACCCACCCACAGTCAGACATTACTGATCTAGAGGATGACCTAGCATCTAAGGCAAACCTTTCTGGTGCAACCTTTACTGGAGCAGTGGTTCTACACGCTGACCCAACTCAGGCTCTACATGCAACTACTAAGCAGTACGTTGACAACGTTGCTTCTGGAATCCTTGCAAAGCCATCTGTAGTTGCAGCAACAACTGCAAACCTGTCTGCAACCTATAGCAACGGAAATAGTGGTGTAGGTGCTACACTTACTGCAACCTCTAATGGAGCATTCCCCCAGATTGATGGTGTCTCGGTTACAACTGTTAGCGGACAGCGTGGAGTTCTAGTGAAGAACCAAACCGATGCCTCTCAGAATGGTCGATACAACCTAACTACTCAGGGTGACGCAAACACTCCATGGGTGCTTACTCGCTGTGGCCTCTGTGACGAAGCTTCCGAAATCCCTGGTGCTTACGTATTCGTAACTGACGGTACCGTAAATGGTCAAACTGGATGGGTACAGCACGTAGATAGCCCAGACACTTTCACCGTCGGAACTGACGATATTGCTGTATTCCAGTTTGCTGGAGCAGGAGCGGTTACTGCAGGGACAAATATCTCTGTAACTGGTAGTGAGGTTTCTGTTGTTGATGATCCAGAATTCTCTGATATTGTTGTGACTGGATCTGTTGACTTTACTGGTGCAACAGTTACTGGTATCGCACTAGGAAATGGCGGTGTTGATGACGTAACTGTTTCAGGCCCAACATCTCAAGACGTTCTATACTTTAATGGGTTGGGCTGGGTAAATAAGTATATCAACGCAATTCCAACTAAGATTAGCGAAGCTACTGTAACATCAAACAATTATGAACTTGTAGCAGCAGATGCTGGAAAGATTGTTGAAATCTCAAATGCTAATGCAACCACAGTAACAATTCCAAGCGATGAAAGCTTTGCAGTCGGAACTATGATTGTAGTATCGCAGACAGGTGCTGGACAGGTAACAGTTGTAGTAGAAAACTCTGGCACACAAACACTAAACTCTACCCCTGGCAGCAAACTGAGAGCTCAATGGTCAGTTGCAACATTGTTGAAGCGTTCAGCTAACACATGGCTAGTATATGGAGATTTGGTGGCTTAATTATGAGAATATTTGGATTTGGTGGCAAGGTTCTTGGTGGAAAGTTTGAGGATGACTTTAATCGCTCAAATACCACTGGCGGACTAGGTGTTTCTAGCAGCGGTACCGAATGGGAAGCTGTAAATGGCCTGATCAACGTAGAGAATAATTCTGCAGTATCAACGCCACCAGCCTCTCCAACAGTTGGAAGCTCATATCCAATATCTGTAATTGAAGCACAAGATGAAAATGCCGTAATTACGCTATCTGATACAAACGAAGGATCTTCTGTAGCTCTTTGGGTTCAGTCTAGTCAGGACTGGTGGATGGTTTCTGTTGACTCCACATTTAATACCATTCCTGGTGCAGTGAACTACACATCTGGAACGCCACTAGTATATACTTCTAGCGGTCCCACATATACTAAGGGTGACACAACTTATACGAATGCTCTAGGAACCTATACCTCGAACACTCCGTATACACAAGGAGCCACAACCTATACTGCTGGTTCAAACAACTATACATCTGGATCCACCTTATACTCTGTTGGTGGAACATCTTATACTTCTGCAGCTGCTAACTATACAGCAGCTACAGTATATAGCTCATACACGCCATACACAGCTAGCACAGCGTTTACATCAGCAGGTGGAGGCACATACTCATTCGCAAACTATGCCTTTGATGACACATATTATACTCAGGGGCCAACTACATACTCTTCATCAACAGCATATACCATGAGCCAGCCATATACCTCAAGCAGAAGCTATACTATGAGTCAGCCATATACGTCTGCAACGAACTTTTCTTCAAACACAAACTACACTATGAAGTTTGCTCCATATGCTTGGACAAAGGGGCCTACCACATATACAAGCGGTAAAAGCTATACTGGTGGAACTGCAAACTTTACAGCATCACCAGCTAACTATACTGGTGGAACTGCAAACTTTACTTCAAAAACTAATTTTTCTAGCGGAATAGCATATTCGTCGCAGAACGTCTACATATTGTGGAATTCTGGAACTTATGTAGCTCCTACAAACTATACTCAGGGCCCGACCAACTATTATGCTGGTAGCTCTTACGTAGTTGCAGGCCCAACAACTTATACTCAGAATGGACCATACTACACATCCAACACTCCTTACACAACAGTCGTTCCGTATACCTCTAATACGCCATATACGTCGAACACCCCATACTCTAGTGTAAATAACTATACTAGCAGCCTAGTTTACACAAGTGCTGATAACTATTCCTCGAATATTGCTTACACTTCAAACCACACCTACACAAAGGGACAGGACCCAGATACGTATGCCTACGCAGCTTACCTAAAGGTTAAAAAGTCTGTAGGAAATACCGTAAGCACCGTAAGCTCGTCAATTGTTTCGACGGTATCGACAATTAAGTCGATCATTGTTCAGACGCTAGGCAACCAGATTACAGCAAAAGCCTTCTCTGATGACAATTTTGTTACTCAGATTGGTAATGATCTGGTATATACAGCAACTGGTGCTGTCGTAAATGCTAAATACGGAATCTCTTTATCTACTGCAGAGTACGATCAAAGTGCTATAATAGGTACTGAGATTGTAATCGATAAAAACGATGCATAGTAGATAGGATTTTTGTGAAACTAATTAGATTCTTTTCAAAAAAGATTTATGACAACTTGGGGCAGCCAACTACAGCTAAAAAACATCTGCCTCAATGGTATAAGGATTCTGAAGCAACTTTTATTACTGAAGATGGTTCAGAGCATGCTGGACTAAAGAAGTGCATTCCATTCCTTGACGCTATGCTTTCTGGCTACATGTTGGTAACGCCAGTAGATATTTTTATCTCTCACAATGAAGACGGAACACCAAACATCAGATGGAATTCCCCAGAGTCATTTATTGATTTTATTTCAGAGAGAACTAAACTTCTTGGCGAACAAATGCCTCGTCCAGCTGGACATTTTCCAAACCACCTAGCATTTAGAGGAACTTGGGGTTTTAGACTTCCAAAAGGTTGGAGTGTGTTGGTCACTCAACCATTTAACAGACACGACCTTCCTTGGACGCTCACATCTGGACTCATGGATGCTGACCAATTTTCTACCAGTGGCAATCTGCCATTCTTCCTAAGAAAAGATTTCGTTGGAATGGTGCCTGCAGGAACACCAATTGCACAGGTATTGCCAGTAAAGAGGGCATCTTGGAAGGCAATCTATAATGACCAAGGACTAGTATACTTAGACGATTTGCAAACCGCAGCCGTGCGATCTTTTGGTAATAGCTACAAAAAGCTGTTTTGGCAAAGAAAGGACTATTCTTAATAAATGGCAAAGAAAAAAGAGAAAAACATTTACGGTGAATATCTTTATGACTACAAGCCAACGGTTGGTTCGCTTCTGAGGGAATACCTTCAAGAGCGTCTCTCAAACGTTAGAAGGGTCAAAGAATCTCCAATTCAGCCAGGAGCAATATTCAGACCACAAGAGGATGTTTTGAAGAATCTGCCACTTCAGTATATTGCTGTAGTAAAAGACTCTGTTGTGGAAGAAATGATTCGTGTTAACGTAAAAACAGCTGAAGTTTTGTTGTCTGAAAACGTACAACTAGTTGCTTTTAACCCACAAGAAGTAGTGGTTCAGCTAGGCATGATATGTAAGGATGGAGAGTTCTTATTCCAGGCAGATATTCCAAAAGAAAACTCAGATTTTATAAATTCAGACACTACTTTTGAAGAGGAAATAGCTAATGAAAAAGATTAAGTTTAGGTCTAAATATCCTGGCATCTCTTATGACACACCAAAGCCAGCCTCAAGAATGGTTCCAGAATGGTTTAGAAAATTTGATGGGGTAGTTAATGGTCAAGAAACTATCAAGAAGTGTGTCCCATTCCTGGATGCTATGACCACTGGTTACGCAATTACTTTGGCAGCAGACATCTACGTGGATAAGAATGGTGTTCAGCAAATTTCAAAAGATGGTGTAGTAACTACGCACCTTGTTGATCAAATTGGTGAGATGAAGGTACCATATGAGTACATTAGAACACCATTTAAGTGGATGAACTTTTTTATTGCTAAAACCCCAAGAGGATACAGCACTCTGTTTACACACCCACTGAATAGGCCAGACTTGCCATTCTATACCTTGAGCGGTGTTGTAGATACCGACAGCTTCCCCTTAGAGGTAAACTTTCCATTTTTTATGAGAAAGGATTTTGTTGGAATCATTCCTGCAGGTACCCCTATCGCACAAGCGATTCCTTTCAAAAGAGAAGACTGGAAGATGGATCTTGACACAGAGAGTCCATATCAGGAGCCAACATTTACTCATACTATGCACAATCCGCCATTTGGATATTATAAGAGACACTTCTGGTCACGTAAAAAGTACTCGTAGTGTGTGATAAAATAGTTTTATGTCAGTAGAAAGAATCCAACTTAGACGAGGCTCAACATCAGCCTGGGAAGCAGCAAATCCAACCCTATACTTAGGAGAGTTTGGAGTAGAAAGAACGGTAGACGACGAGGTCCTGCTGAAGGTTGGGGATGGTGAAACCTCATGGAACTCGCTACCATATATTTCTGCCGATGTTGACTTGTCTGGCTACTACACATCTACTCAGACAGATCAAAAGATAGCCCTAGATATTTCTGCAGCCTCAGCCATTCTTATTGGTCAATTGGCCAGTAAATCAGATGTTACTCATAATCACGCCTTAGCAACGCTTACTGACGTAGAAGTAGATGATGTCACATCAGGTCAATATTTAAAATTTGATGGATCAGACTGGGTTCCTGGATCAGTGACAACACCAACAAGTTTCGACTATGAAGATTTGACAAATGTTCCGACAACATTTACTCCATCATCCCACATTCATGCAATATCAGATATTACCAACCTGCAAACATCTCTAGATGGAAAAGCATCTTCTGCTCATACCCATGCTATTTCTGATACTACTGGGTTACAATCAGCACTTGATGGAAAGGCAGCATCTTCGCATACTCACACCAAGTCACAAATAACAGATTTTTCTCACACACACGTTATGTCAGATATTACAGATCTTTCTGTCGAACCACCAACTGAGCTTGCAGATACCCTTATAATTTCACCAAAAGAAAAAACTTTAGTGTCTGCTACAGCAGCAACTGGAACTATTAATATAGACGTTTCGAGCCAGTCCGACGTTTTTTATACCTCAAGTGCAACTGGAAACTTTGTATTAAATATTCGTGGGAACGGTTCTACAACGCTAGCGTCCATCCTTGACGTTGGTCAGTCACTAACAGTTGTTTTTAAAAATACAAATGGCTCCACTGGATACTACCTAACTGGCATTCAGATCGATGGATCAAGCGTAACCCCAAAGTGGCTTATTAGTGCTCCTTCGTACGGAACTCCAAGTGGGGTAGATTCATATAGCATTACCATTACAAAAACAGCTTCAGCCCCGACATATGTAGTTTTTGCATCTCAGGCAGGATATGTATAATGCCTGTCCAGTCTTCTTCAACTTTAAAGAATACAGGCCAAAAGCAAGACGTAGACTATTGGGTCTGGAGCGGGATTTCTCCAGGAAACCTAGCTGGAAGAGTTGCCCTAGCTCATCCAAACGGCAAAGACACATATATTTCTGCTTTTGATACAGGTCTGTCCAAGATAGACGCAGGCGGATCTATCGCTTGGACTAGGTCGTCTCCATCAGGGCTTATATATGGTGCAGATGTGGACTCTGCTGGAAACGTTTATACAGTTGGTGGCAACACTACAGTCGCAAAGTTCAACTCTGATGGTGGGGTGGTTTGGTGCAGGACTATAAATACTGACAGTCCAAGCAATGTAAGTCCAGGAATCTCTGTTGGCACCAGTGGTGCTGTTTATGTTGCATCGCAAGACAGCTCAAGCAATCCAGTTCTAATAAAACTAAACTCTGATGGCTCTATCTCTTGGTCAAGAAAGATCTCTGGGGTAGCTGGTCAGTTTCAATTTGTAAATGTAGATGAGGATAACAATAGGGTATATGCTGCAGGCATCGTTGGCATAACAAATTCTCAATCAGTGGCTGGATATGCTACAGTGCTAGCAGCATTTGATCTATCTGGAAATTTGCAGTGGCAAAAACGACTATGGGAGGACAGCACAAACAGGTCCTTTCCTGCTGGTGTGCAGTCTTATGGAGGTTCTGTATTTGTATCATTTTCTGTAGGGTATTACTCATGTCCAATTTTTAAATATAGTAAAGACGGAAACCTAGAGCCAATTAGTGGTGGCATGTATGGACTATGGGGCTCTGATGACTTTTTTGCATCTGCCCCATTCAGGATAAGTAAGACAAACGGTGATATCGTTGTGGTGTATAGAAGCGGTACTGTGGCAAAGTATTCCATAAACGGAAGCCAAATCTGGTCCAGGAGATTTCTTTCTAGCTCTTCAAGCTTTTACTATGGAGCAGACGTAAGTGTTGACTCTTCTGGAAATGTCTATTCTTTGGTATATGCTGGATCAACCTCTAGGTGTATCTTTGCAAAAGTCAAGTCAGATGGATCTGGAACTGGGACTTATGGGGACTATTCGTATACGTCTGGAACGTCTTCACACTTTTTAAACAATAGCATGCAATCTTGGCAAGCATCTAGTAGCTACACAATAAGCTCTACCACACACACATCTACAGCAGTGACTTTTACTGGAGTTGCATCAAACCCTGTAGGCAAATTTGCACCATTAAGGACGAGATAATGTTACTTATTGACCCACAAGGAAACTACCCACGGTACATTGGCGATCTAATGCTTAGCATCCCAGAATGGAATATTGAAGACCCACTCCCAGACGGATGGTCCTTGGTTCACCCATCTGAAATCCCTTCTCACAACATGGCTACACATAAGCTGGAAGAGATTTACCCAGTTATTGGAGATGATGGCCAGTATTACCAGTCGTGGGTTGTTTCTGAGATATCCATATCAGAGTTAGAGATTCAAGAAAGACTAATGGCTATGGGTTTGCCAGAAAACGACGTAGAGAAACTTTTACCATAGGCCTGTGCTAAAATAGTACTATGTCAATCCTATCTAACTTATATGCCGAAAGGGTGTTTTCTGAGCAGCCAACCGCACTCTGGGCGTTAGATGATGACATTGACTTTGTATCGTTGATAGGCCAAGGCGATAGGTCTTTTAATGGCTGGGCTATAACAAACGCCACAAAATCGAGTTCTTCGGATATAGTTAGACAAATTAAAAAATCTCCGCTAACTAAGTTTGTAACCTCAAACTCTTCTGGATTTTCTGCAAAAAGTCCAGCGGTATTTGGACTGTCAGACCTTGTTGAGTCAAAACAATCTTTTAATATATCCACATACTTTTATTCAGATACTGATGAAGTTTCAGAGGTTCGAATTGGCTATGAGTATGAAGATGGTACTCCAGGAGAGATTGAGACATATTCAGTGTCAACTTCTGGAGTCTGGGTATTCTTGTCTAAAACATACAGCTTACCAGAGCTATCGTCAGACATCAAGCTTATATTTGAGGTTGAAACACTTAGCACTGGATCGTATACATTTTATGTAAATGGCTTTTCAGTAGGCCAGTGGTCAGAAAAGTTTAACGCTGTCTCTGACGGAGTGGATCTTATAGATCTTCCAGAAAATATAAATATTCCAGACACTATGTGCTACCCAGCGTATGCCTATGGGTTTTCTGATAAAACTGGATACTATCTTGCAACAAGTAACAACTTGGCAGCATACAACGATGGATTTCCCATGGTGTTTGGTGCTGGAGGAGTAACCAGGATAGTTGGAAACTCTGGAAAGCCATCCCTCATTGTTCCAGGTGGAGGTTTCTTACATGATCTAGGTAGGTATCAAGATCTCACTCTAGAGTTTTGGCTTAGGGTTACAAATGATTCTGTAACTCCAACCAAAATAGTTGGCCCAGTGTTCTCTAGCGATGGGTTGTATGTTGATGGACAATTTTTGGTTTTAAAGATAGACAGGAATGTTCAATCGTACTTTGTTGGTGAGTGGGAAAGACCAATGCTTGTTGACTTCAGGGTATCCCCAAACACTGCAAGCTTAATGATTAATGGTGAGATAGTTGTCAGCATGGATGTTGATACGGCATCCCTACCGATGCCAACAGGTACAGATGATGACTGGATAGGTTTTTATGGGCTTACAGACAAGGTATCTTTGGATATTGACTGTGTGGCAATATACTCTTATCAGGTTCCATCGGTTGTGGCAAAAAGAAGATTTGTTTATGGTCAGGGTGCAGATGTACCAGAAACAATTAATGGATCTTTGGTAGGCTCTGGAGTAACCATAGACTACCCAGTATCTGGATATGCAAACAACTATATATATCCAGATATGGGTAGATGGAATCAGGGCATTGTAGATAACCTCTCAACTGATAACGGAACACTCTCTACACCAAATTACCAGCTTCCTTCATTTGTGTTTAATAACACAGAAATTACTGTTGATGAATGGCTTGATCTGTGTGCTGAGTCTGAGGGTAGTGAAGACTTTTCATCAATAGACTTTTCTTTAGCAGATTCCGAATCTAAGTCTGGAGCATATATTCTTTTTGACAAATTTAACATTACAGGTCAAGACACAAAGGCTGTCTATGGAATATTCAAGACAGTTGATGACTCGGATAGGCTTCTGTTTAAGCTATCAAATGAATTTAATGGGTCTAGCCTAGAGGTAAAAATTTCAGATTCTAAAATAGTTTATTATTTTTCTTACCCAGGAATGCAAAGCTTAGAAGTGGAATCAGAAGACGAAATTTCCCAGAATTCTGTTTTTGTGGCAGGCTTTGACATCGATAAGATGATTTCTGCGTTTGGAGGAATAGCGTCAAGAGTATTATCAGAATCAAAGAAGATGGTTTTGTATGTCGCAGGAGATAAGACTTTTGCCAATACATTTAACGGAAAAATTTATAAAGTTGGATTAGCAACAAAATCAAATCTGCCAGATATTGAAGACTGGTCCAATGAAGATGGTATGATTCTTGTTCTTGGCGAGGCAGTGCCACTTTTGGATGGCGGAGAGCCACCAACAGAGTTTTCAGTGCTTGCTGATGCTGGAGAGCCAGATTCCGACCTTGTGTCTACCAGAAGTGGTGGCTTCCCAACTCTTGGATCAACTATAGAGCTAATAAACTATGTTTCGGCATACACACTAGCACCAAAGCTGTACCTGGGCAAGTTCATCATTGACATTGCATCAAAGGGCTATTGGCAAGACTTTGTACCTTTGTCTCATTTTGGTAAAAATGTAACAAACCTAGAGGGCGACTCAGTACCAACCTTAAGCTATTTGCAATTTAATATTGATGTTCCACGAATGGATATCTTAGACCCACTAGAGCCATGGCATCTAGACACATCCAACCTACCTGTTAAAACATATGTTTCTTTTCAGTATGCTTCGTCTGGGGCAAATAAGCTATTAAAAAACTTTGCGTCAATACAGAAGGCTTTGGCAAACTCTCCAGTAGTGCCTAGTGAAAACTGGATGAGCACGGCATATGAAGTTGTATCTGGTTCGGTAATATACCTGCCTTCTGGCGTAGACTACAGAAGTCTTGCATTGGTCTACCATATTAGGGTTGAAACAAAATCTGTATTTTCTAATTCAGTGAAAATCAAAAGACTAGAGACCTGCTCCCAGTCTCTGAGCTCACACGAACCACTTAGGATTAATACAAGGTTTGGAATTCAAATATCTCCATACTTTAAGAGAGGTTTATACTCAGACTATATGGCTAAAAACCCTATAAGCATTTATAAGAGAAGTACGCCATACATGCATTTAACAAAGCAAAGCGGAATAAAGATGCTTCGTTATTACGTAGAAGAAAGTTCTGAAAAGGGCATTTCAATACCAGTTAATCAAAACAGGGTATCTCAATATGCTGTTGGTGCTATCCAGGCATTCATAAATTATCAATCTAGCCATTTCCCTGAGCTAGAGACAAAGATCATGGAGATTAAAGCCTACAACAGATCTACTCAGATTATGCTAGTTAAGTCAGATGCCAACGCAACAAGAGGAAAGATTTATGCGGTAGACTCTAAAACAGGATTGCCAGACCAGCTTGTAAACTTTTATCTAAATGGCAAGCTAGTAAAAAATCCACTTATTTTAGCGAAGCAGTGGGACGTTCTTAGCGTACAGTTTGTTGATGGAATGAAATTTGACAACTTCTCTGGGTCAATTAACTTGACAGGAGAGCTTATGCTGTTTAACAATATATCTACTTACAGATTATCTGAAATCCAGACCTCGCTCACCTCCATCTTTAGGACTTGGTCTCAGCTAGAACAGCTAATAGACAAGTCAGGAGATGAGGCTACATATTGGGGTGACCTCATTACATCAACGCCACCACTAACCTGGGAAAATATCTTGTTCATTCCAACCATTAGGCGTTATTTGATTGATCCAACGGCAATTTTTGATTCATACGCTGGAACCAATAGGATATCAGTATCTGACGACTCTATTTTAATGTTTAAGAATTATAGGTATACTGCGTATTCTGATGTAAGATGGCGTTCAAACATTGTGTCACCTGTTTAATATGGTATACTAGTGGTTATGAATAACACAAAACCACGATTTCCTGGTCAGATTGGTGAGACCAAGGTTCAGGTAATAAAAGAAGAGTTTTCTATGTTTGGCACCTATGTGTGGGTAAAGCCAAATGGAAAGCCATTTACTGATGGTAATGGCAATGCCCTGTCAATTGAAGGCATGAAGGATGACCATGCAAGAATTAAAGAGTTGGCTGATGCAGCAAGCTATTGGGGGCAGCCAGAAGGCCGTGCGGTATTTTATCCAAATATGCGTAAGATTTCAGACGAAGAATATTCTGAGCAAGTAGACAGAATGAACCAAGGCCTTATCCCAAGCATGAATGACCTTGGAGCTGTTATTGCTGCCAAGAAGACCCTAGAGCTTTACGGAGACGAATAATGGAAGAAGAATACCAGATCCCAGTTGTTGGAGCATCGCTGCCAGACTTTCAACCAGTAGAAAATATTTTTAAGGCTCAAGACCCATTTAGCAAACCCTGGGATAGCCTCAGAGATCTTTCTGGGCTAGAGAAAAACTTTAAGCGTAGGTCAGATAGAGTTGCAAAAGTCTATGACGAAGCTGTTGCAAATAATGTTGACGTAAATTCTCTGGGGTATCTAGACAGTGCACTTGCTATAAACTCTGGTAGAGATGATGCAAAGTCAAAAGAGATTAACCCAGGAAATGTATATCGTAATGGATACGGCATGTTTGACGTTATTACTCCACCATGGAATCTTTATGAGCTAGCTAACTATTACGACACATCATTTGCCAATCACGCAGCTATCGATGCAAAGGTTGAAAACATTGTTGGCCTTGGCTATGACTTTTTCCCCACACAGGCTACAGTTATGGCTTTAGAGGATAACGAATCAGACAGTGCTAGAGACAAGGCTAGAAGAAGAATTGAGAGAACTAAGGCAGAGCTAAGAAATTGGCTTGAAAGTCTCAACGACGATGATTCATTTACCAATACCATGACTAAGTTTTTCACAGATGTTCAGTCAACTGGAAATGGCTACCTAGAGATTGGTCGTACTACTTCTGGGCAAATTGGTTATGTTGGCCACATTCCATCAACTACCATGAGAGTTAGACGACTTCGTGATGGGTATGTCCAGATTATTGGAAATAAGGTAGTGTATTTTAGAAATTTTGGTGCAACTAACCGTAACCCAGTGACAGCTGATCCAAGACCGAATGAGATTCTTCACTACAAAGAGTACTCTCCTCTAAACACATTTTATGGTGTTCCAGACATCATGTCAGCAATCAGCTCTCTTCACGGAGATCAGCTAGCCTCTCAATATAACATTGACTACTTTAGCAATAAGGCTGTGCCACGTTACGTAGTAACCCTTAAGGGTGCGAAGCTATCTGCTGATGCTGAGGACAAGCTGTTTAGATTCTTGCAGGCTAATTTGCGTGGGCAGAGTCACAGAACGCTTTACATTCCTCTACCAGGAGATTCTGATCAGAACAAAGTAGAGTTTGACATGAAGCCAATTGAGAATGGTGTTCAGGAGGCATCGTTTAACGATTACCGTTTGCGTAATCGTGATGACATTCTTGTAGCACACCAGGTTCCGCTATCGAAGATTGGTGGAGGAGACTCTTCTGCAATTGCAGCTGCTTTGGCACAGGACCGTACATTTAAGGAGCAGGTAGCAAGACCAGCCCAACGTAATCTAGAAAAAATGATCAACAAGATCATTCGTGAAAAGACAGATATCGTTGAGTTTAAGTTTAATGAGCTAACTCTTACGGATGAGATTGCACAGTCACAGATTCTTGAGCGTTACGTTAAGACCCAGATCATGGTTCCAAATGAGGCTAGGCAGGTTCTTGGGTTGCCACAGAGACCAGATGGCGACGAGCCGTTTGAGATGACAGCAAGACAATCTGCTGACTCAAGGGCTAACAGTGCTGGCAACAGGCAGCGTGATGCAGAAAGAACAAACAATAATTCAGACAGTACAACTACCATAAGTGGAAGAAATCCACAAGGTGAGGGAAATTCGTCTGCATAAATTTTTAAAAAATGTTATAATATTTTAATATTTGAAAAAAAGTAAGGTATAATAAAAGTTACCATGGCAATAAATAAAGTCCAGCTGGACACCAATGGCGAGAACGTTCGCCTATCTGTCCCTTTTAGTAAGGTTGACGTTGAGAGACGCATTGTCTCTGGTTTTGCCACACTTGATAACGTAGACAAGCAGGCTGACATCGTTACAGCTGAAGCTAGCCTAAAGGCATTCTCTAAGTTCAAGGGTAATATTCGTGAAATGCACCAGCCTGTATCTGTAGGCAAGATGGTAGCCTTTAAGGAAGATAAGTACTTTGATCCACAGTCAAAGAAGTTTTACTCTGGCATTTACGTTTCTGCATATGTTTCAAAGGGTGCTCAGAACACTTGGGAAAAGGTTCTTGATGGCACCCTTTCTGGCTTTTCGATTGGCGGAAGAATGAACAAGTATGACGATGCGTACAATGCAGACATCGACAAGACTGTAAGAATTATTAAGGACTATGACCTAGTGGAGCTGTCTCTAGTTGACAATCCTGCAAACCAGTTTGCCAACATCCTCTCAATCGAAAAGGTTGATGGCGTTGACATTCTTAAGGGAGAGAACGCTGAGACAGAGTTGGAAAACGTTTTCTGGGACAAGGAGTCTGGTCTAGTAGTTCTTTCTGAAAATGAATCTGAGGTTAGCCCTGTTAACGGCAATCAGATGGAGAATATAGGTTTCGTTGAAAAGAATGACAGCGAAAAAACAGAAATGATAAAGTTCTTGGTAGATAGTGCTAAAGGCATTAACTCTGAGATAACTAAGGAGGTAAGTCCTATGACTGACACAACTGAAAACACAGTTGAGACTGAAGCAGAAGATGCAGTAGTCGAAACAGCAGAGGTCGCTCCAGAGGCAGATGCCGAAGTTGAGAAGTCTGACGATGTAACAGAAGAATCAACAGAATCAGCAGAAGATGTATCTAAGGCTGACGAGGTTGAGGATGTTGCAGTAGCAGAAGAAGAGACAGTAGAGGCAGATGCAACTTCTGAGTCTACAGAGGCAACTTCTGAAGATGCTGCATCAGACGATGAAGTATCTAAGTCAGATGACGTTGCTTCGGCTGAGATGATTGCCGATCTAAAGAGCAACATCGCAACAGCCTTTAGCGATCTAAGCGAAGTAGTTAAGTCGTTGCACGGCGAAATTACAGAGCTAAAGAAGTCATTGAATCTAGCAAATGCTAAGCTTTCAGATGCAGAGCGTGACTTTGAAGAATTTGGAAAGCGTATGGATGCCGTAGAGGCTGACACTGCTTTCCGTAAGTCTGGCGATCTAGGCGAGATCGTACAGGAAACTCAGATTAGAAAGTCTGAGCAATCCCCTTGGGGCGGTCGTTTCCTCAAAACTACCGACTTATTTCGATAATAAGCAATCACTTAGGAGGTGACAATATGTCGGAAGAGATTATTAAAAACTATCCAGATGCCGATGGAAACCCAACTGTAAATGGTGAGGGTGCTTTTGCGTCTGGTGGCATTGGCGGTGTGTCTGATCCAGGTGCTAGCACCCTCGGAAACATTCCAACTGCTAACTTTGGTGTAACTTCTGGGCCAAATGCCGTAAATCCTTCGGGTGATGCAGCAAGCGGTATCCTCCGTCCTGAACAGGCACGTCGTTTTATTGACTACGTTTGGGACGCTACAGTTCTCGCCAAGGATGGTCGCAGAGTTACTATGCGAGCAAACACAATGGAACTTGAGAAGGTTAACGTTGGTGAGCGTGTAATCCGTGCAGCTGCTCAGGCAGACGCTGGCTACACAAACACTGGTGCTACATTCTCTAAGGTTGAACTAACCACAAAGAAGATTCGTCTAGACTGGGAAGTCTCAGCTGAGGCACTTGAAGACAACGTCGAAGGTGCAGCACTTGAGGATCACCTAGTTCGCTTGATGACAAATGCATTTGCAAACGACATCGAGGACCTAGCAATCAACGGTACTGGTACTGGCAATGACGCATTCTTGGCAATTATGCCTGGTTTCGTTAAGAAGGCCAAGGATGGAGATGCACACGAGGCTATTGTAACAGTAGCTGACAACGCATGGACTCCAGAGGTTATGCAGGGTATTATCCTTGCTATGCCACGCAAGTACCGTGCACTTAAGAACAACCTTAAGTTCTACGCTGGTACAGATGCATTCCAGGGTATCGTTAAGCACAACGGTACACTAGCTGACGCAATTGCTGAGGCATTTGGTTCTGCAGCTAACACCGAGCGTAACGCTCAGGCTTACCTAGACGGCGTTGGTCAGACATTCGGTGGTGCTCGCACCACTCGTGTTCTTGGTATCGACGTTCAGGAAGTACCTTACTACCCTAATGGTTTCGTCGACCTGACATTCCCAGCCAACCGTGTTTGGGGATTCCAGCGTGACATCACTGTTAACCGTGAGTACAAGCCAAAGAAGGACACCATTGAGTACACCGTATTCGTACGTTTCGGTATTCAGTGGGAGGAAGAGGACGCAATCGCATTTGCTGACGCAGCTGCAGATAGCTAAATCTAAAATCCTTTCTGAAAGGGGGCGGAGGCTACTGGCCTCTGCCCCTTATTCATTAATCTGTTATAATTAATAAGACAAATTAAGGAGAAAATATGTCAGAAGAAATTAAGATTGAAGACACTGTTGCTCCAGAAGTGGTAGAAGAGACTGTAGTCTCTGCTCCAGTAGAAGAGCCTGTTGTTGCCACAGAGCCAGAGGTAGTCGCAGAGGACATTGCTCCAGTTGCAGAAGCCACTGAGATTGCTGTAGAAGAAGACAACGTGGTAGCATCAAAGCTTCCAGAGGTAAAGGCAGAGCCTAAGCCATCGCTGGACTCTTCGAGTGGAGTTTTTAAGGCCAAGGAGCCGAAGAAGAAGGTTGTAAAGGAAGCCCCAGTTGCTAAGACTGTTGCCGTATACTCTTCAAAGAATCTTCACTGGGCTGGCGTTGGTAGCCTAATCCGTGGCTACTCTATCGTTTCTGAAGCAGCTGCTGAAAAGTGGATTGCTAAGAGCAGCAACGTTCGTCTTGCAACACCAGAAGAGGTCGCCAAGGAGTTTGGTCTCTAATGGAAGTATTGAGGGTTCCGCCATATAATCTATCTGTAAGCATTGAAGTAACTGATCCAGCTACCTCATATCCATACACGATTACCGATATGGCGGATCTCTCAATTACGAGCGGTACCGTAACTTCAAATTCCTCGTCAAAAGTCTCAATATCGTTGCCATCAAAATACGATGGGTTGTACTCCGTTTCTATAGATGGAGAAGATCACCTGTTCGATGTAGCTAGACCATATATTGACCCAACAACCAAAGGAAACACTGCCTCTGAAATAGCTGAGTATGCAGCTAATGAGCAGCTAGCAAGAGCAATCATTGACTCAGTAATTGTGGATGGATTCTATTACAAGAAAAAAGTGGTTGAGCTTACAGGGCTTGGGGCTGACTATCTGCCTATTTGGCAAAACTCATACAAGCTATTGAAGCTGCACGAAAATAATGTTTTGGTTTTTGATGCCGATGCCCCAGAAGATTTTACAGTTCATTACGAACTAACAGAAGATAGATTTGCTATTAAAGAAAAATATGTAGGAACCTTTAATAGGCTAGAGGCTGCAGCAAACATTATCCCTGCAGCACCGTCAGATATCATTGATACAAAGTATAACTATAGGGGATTTGCGAAAGGTTTTGATTACAAGGCAGTGCTTGAAGTTGGATATAAGAGAATCCCTCAAGACATCGTTAGGGCAACAGAGCTATTGATTAATGACATTTCTTGCGGTAAGCTAGATTACTACAAGAGATACATTTCTGACTACAGCACAGATCAGTTCAAGCTAAAATTTGATAGTGCTGTTTTTAATGGCACAGGTAATCTTCTAGTAGACAGGATTCTTTCTAAGTACATGATTTCAATTAGAAATATTGGAGTTCTGTAATGTCATGTGGAGAGCTAACTGATTTTTCGTTTCCAATGGAAGCAGATGTTTATTACCCAATAGTTGAGCAGGGTGCCCTTGGTAACGTCAAAAAACTTTGGATCTTAGATAGGTCAATAGGCTGTAGCTTTAATCCAGCAGGTACAGCATTCAAGGAAGAAGTAAAACCTAACGTAAACATCACTCAGTCTGGACTCTTGATTGGCAGAGTAAGAGAAGACATCAGAATTTCTAGCCGTGAGGCTAATAATGCAATCACCAACGTAATCATTACCAATATTAGAGACAAGCACTGCAATCCAATTTATGTAGAGACATCTGGTCCAAGAGCAGGAAAGTCAACTATTTTTGAGATTGCCACCAATGAGCCATTTGTTGGGCCATTTGGAAATGTTGAGTATCACAAGCTAATCATTAGACGCTCAGAAAACCAGGCGGTAGATATTTGATGATATCTGTCAAGTTTAACTCAAAGCAGTTCATGAAAGAGATGAACAACATAACTGGCTACGCAACAGGGTTTCTTGATGGCGTAAAGGCTGGTCACCCAGGATTCCTGAAGTCGTTTGGAGAAACTGCCCTAGAGGCACTGCGACAGTACATTGACTCAAATGCTAGGGTAAACCCACAGTTGCTCCACCATGTATATGAGTGGGATCAGGTTGGATCTCCAAATGCTAGACTGTTTGATTTGAACTGCACTGTTACAGGCGTGGGACTTTCGTTCTCGTCTACATTTAGACAGTCATCTGTAATTAAAGAAGGGTCAAAGGTTCCATTCTATGATAAGGCACGAATCATGGAAGAAGGCATCCCTGTAACTATAGTTCCTAAAAACAAAGTTTTGGCCTTTACTGATGAAAACGGTCAAGAGGTTTTTGTAAGCAAACCTGTAAGAGTTCAGAATCCTGGCGGCAATGTTTCTGGGGAATATGAAAAGGTTTTTGAATCTTTCTTCAATAGATACTTCACTCAAGCATTTATGTCAGCTAGTGGCATCACTGCTTATTTGTCTAACCCACTAGACTTTGATCGCTACCTATCTAATGGCAAGAGACGTGGTAGGGCAGAGGGTCTTAAGGTTGGACAAGCTTGGATTCAAAAGGCAGGTGTTCTATAATGGCTGTGCTACACTACCCACCAGTTTTTATTAATGACTATCTACAAGAAAAAATTAGCGAAGCACTCACAGATCAGGGCGATCGTTTTGGATTTTCGATGCCATTTTTCCCAGTAGGTCCATCAGACATTGACCAGCTTACAGAGACTTTTCCAGAAGGTATGTACGCAGTCTACGACAGAATGTTTAAGATGCGTAGAAAAGCATTTCCTCACATCAAAGATGAGCAGCTTCTTTATTACTTTTACAAGATGTCTGGAGACCCAGAAAAGCTAATAGAGGTGACGCAGGTTGTATCAGATCTGCTAGATAATGGAGATGAGTCTGCTCAAGATTTGAACTCCTGGATCGAGTCAAAGCTAACCGATGTTGATGGAGAAATGCTTTACGTAAAGTCTAATGGTGGATCAGCCACAAAGTCCTTCAAGCCAGTATATTTCCACGAATTTAAGATATTCCAGCTAGAGGAGACCAGAGACATTATTGACTTTGGTACGGCTAGAACCTATGCTGGAAATAAAATAATTATTGATTATTGCTACCACAAAAACTAGGTTATCCTACAAAAGGTGGTATACTTATCTTGAGGAAACAGCCCCTTTTACTAGTATAAGGAAAAAGAGGTGAAAAAATATGCCAAACTACAATCGTGGAGATAGCAAGCAGATCATCGTTGGTGCTGCTGCACTTTTTGCTGCAGACACTACACTAGATGCTGATGTATTGCCAGCTGCCGTTAACGGTGCCAGCTACAAGGAAACCCTTTCTGACCCAGAGAACGAAGAGGTAACTGATCTTGGTATTCGTAACGTAGGTTACACTATGAACGGTCTAGAGCTACAGTTCCAGCCTGACTTCGGTGAGGTCCAGGTTGACCAGGTTCTTGACGTTGCCAAGCTTTACAAGCAGGGTATGCAGGTTAACCTGAACACAACCTTCGCAGAGGCAACTCTGGAGAACTTGCTTTTTGCAATCGCAGGTCAGGACGAAGACAAGACTTCGGCCAACGCTTGGGGTACAGGAAGCATGCAGCTAGATCTTTCTGCTGGTGACATCGGTGAATGTCCAGTAGAGCGTGGTCTAATTGCAGTTGGTCCTGGTACAGGTGACTGTGAAGCAGGCTCAACCAAGGAGCGTATCTATGTTGCTTACCGTGCACTCTCAATCGAGAGCGTAACAGTATCAGCAAAGCGTGACGAAGCAACAATGTTCGAAGTTTCGTTCCGTCTGCTACCAGAGGACGCATCGGGTTCATACGGTAAGATCGTTGATCGTACCATCCCATCTGCTTAATCTATAACTTAATAGAGACTGCCTCGACTTCGGTCGGGGCAGTTTTATTTTTGGTACAATAGATAGATGTCAAATACAGTATACGAATCTGCAACGATTACAACAATAGATGGAAAACGAATATATATAACTCCTCTAAAAATAAAGCACATGAGAGATTTTATGGCTGAGTTTGAGTCTGTAAAGGGTGCAAGCGATGATGGAGAAGCGATTAGCCACTTGGTTAGATGTGCAACTATTGCCATGAGGCAGTATTGTCCAGAGATACAGACCGAAGATCAGTTTGAAGATAACTTTGATCTGCAGACAGTCTATAAAATACTTGAGATTGCTGCTGGCATAAAATTTACAAAAGCATCAGCAGACAAGGATGTTGAAGATGTTGCGAAGCAAGCAAGTAGCCAAAAGGGTGGGTCCTGGTCTGATCTGGATCTTGCAAAACTTGAGTCAGAGGTTTTCTTGCTTGGTATTTGGAAAGACTATGAAGAGCTTGAGTCATCTCTATCAATGCCAGAGCTCACAGCTGTTTTGAACGCTAAGCGAGAGTCAGACTATGACCACAAAAAATTCTTAGCTGCCATTCAGGGTATTGACTTAGACAAGCAGAAAGGTTCAAGCAGAAATGAGTGGGAAGACCTAAAGGCTAGAGTATTTAGTAAAGGCAAGACCAACAATAGCAATGACATTGTTTCTTTGCAGGGTGCAAACGCAACTAAAGCTGGATTTGGTATTGGCATGGGCCTAGATTACGAAGATATGGGCTGATTTAGAAACCCGATTATGTTATAATTAATGGGTCAAATATGAGAGGAAATAAATGACAACTACAATTAATGAGAAAAAGACCGTTACCCTCCTAGATGGTACCGAGATTGAAGTTCGACCGCTGAAGATTTCTCTTCTCCGTGACTTCATGAAGAACTTTGAGAAGCTTGCAGAAGTTTCTGAGGACAACGCAGCTTCAATGGACGTTCTTATGGAGTGCGTTCGAATTGCCCTAGCACAGTACAAGCCAGAGCTTGCAACTGATGCAAAGGCTCTAGAGGATAATCTAGACCTTCCAACAGTCTACAAGATTGTTGAAGAGGCATCTGGAAACGCTTCGCTATTTAACAGCTTTAACAAGTAAATTACTGGGGGTGCCGATGAATGACTGATATACGTTCAGACATAATTATAAATGTTGATACGTCTATCGGCATTGCTGAAATTAAGAATCTGCAAAGACAGATTGCAGAACTTAACGCTCAGCTGCTAAAGTCTGGTGCCCAACAAGCACGAGCTGCCCAGAATATTCAGCGTAATCTTATTAATAATATTAACGCTACTGGGCAGTTCGCTGCTTCTGTAAAAAACATCTCTTCTACTGCCGAAAGCTTTACCACAGCACTAGAAAGAAACAAGCTCGGAATGGGCGAGTACTTCAGGTACGCAGGTGGTGCAAGCAAGACCTTCGGAAAACTCTTTAAGAGAGAGTTTGACACAATTCAGCAGGTAGCTGAGTCAAGAGTAAAGACCCTTCAGACTCAGTACATCAAGCTAGGTAGAGACGCTAACGGAGCCCTAAAGGCTATTCAGGTTAGACCGCTAGCTCTTGACATGGAAAACCTTGCAACAAAAACAGCAATTGCAGCTCAAAAGC